GCGCTGCCCGCCTTTTCAATTGCTTGATGTGTTTCCATGGTCGCATGGTAAGCCAACTTTCGTTTTTTTGCAACACCTTGAAAAATATTTTGTAAGGGGGCTTGACATGGGTGTAAAGCTGGCTTAATATTCACTCATGCCCTAACACATTGCACGGGGTCTTTTAAAAGGAAATTGTGATGACTACATATCTCTCTTGCGCTGACACTGCAAAACTGGTTCGCGCAGCCCTCAAAGAATCATTCCCTGGTGTTAAGTTCAGCGTCAAGTCCAGCGTTTATTCCGGCGGCGCCAGCATCAACATCAAATACACCGACGGCCCAACCTACGAACAAGTCAAAGCCGTGGCCGGTATGTTTGAGGGTTCTTACTTCGACGGCATGACGGATTACAAAGGCAGCAACTATGGCAGCCTGGACGGTAACGAAGTTCGGTTTGGCGCTGACTTCATTTTTGTAAATCGTGATTTCAGCGTTGCAGTTTTGGAAAGTGCCGTGAAAGCCGCTTGCGAATACTACGGTTACGCAATGCCAGCCATTGAAAATGGTTACTTCGGCGCCAGGATTGTTGACCGGCTGGATTACGAAATCGAACGCAGCATCATGCGGAAGGTTGGCGAAGTCAGCCTGGTGGCCACCAACAAAAGCGCCACATTGGCCCGCGTCGGCTTCCTGGGCGACGACGGTTACGGTTGGAACGCTGTTGGCCGCAAGGCTGCATAAGGGGGGCGCCATGAACCGCGAACCAACCGATTGGGAAATTGTGGGCATGGCACTGGTGATCGCGCCGGTGCTGTACATCTTGCTGTGGCTTGCCATGGCCATCTTTTAAGGGGAACAACGTGAGAATTTTTAGAGTGCATCGGGCTGGCAAAGTTTTCTTTGCCGCCTACCTGGGCAGCGTTTACATCGAACGCGCCAGCGAAAAAGAATTGCGTGAAGCAATAGCAGTCCGTGAAAGATTTGCAAAAATATTTGCGGAACCTGTTGACATTGCCGGTTAAGCTGGCTTACAATCGAACCATGCCGGAAACGGTCTTTTAAAAGGAAATGAAAATGCAATCTCGTACATACAAAGGCGCCTTCGGATGGAAGGCTGAAACGGTGGTCAACCTGACCGACACAATCCGTTTGTGCATTGTCACCATGAAACGCTCTAGCGGCGCCTTAATCACGTCGGTGACTGGCAGCAAACGTGAAGGTGACTATTACTTCTACACCGTGCTGCAAGACTTCAACAAATCTGTGTTGTCGTCCGCACCAGCCCGCGTTACTCAAAAAACCGTCGATCAACAACAAGCCAAGGCTGCTGAAATCTTGGATGCAATCATTGACGACGCCCGCAACTTTTACAAATTGGTGGCAGCATGAACACGACTATTCCCGCAAATCAACTTGCGACATTCAGCAATCCCGACCTGGGCATTGCGTCCCTGGTCACTCAAACACAAAAAGGTTACGCGGTTACGTTGTTGGACACCGACGCGGAAATGATTGTCGGCACGTACATCTACCCCTTGGCCATGCTGGCCCAGGCCGTCAACAAAGCCAAGCAGCTTGCCAACGTTTAAGGGGAACAACATGACACGACCACCATTTGAAATTGACGGCCCGTACAGGGCCAAGCGCAAACCCGCCAAGCGTTACGTGGCCATCGCTGTTGCGGTGATCGCTGGCGCTGCTGTACTGCTGCTGTCGGGCTGCTCTAGTCTCCCACCCAACACAACGTTGGACGCGCAACAGCAACTGATCCTGGACAAACAGGTTCAGCCAATGTCGCGCAATGAAGTCATCACCGCGGTGACTGAATGCACATCCAGCGGCCTTCGCGCTGTGATGCTCTACGGCAAACGCAAAATCAACAACGCCACGACCGACATCGTGGTGGACGTGACTTGCGCCCCGAAATATTAAAAGGAAACACCATGAAAGTTTATAAAGCAATCAACGCCGTCCAGGCTGAATTGTCCACGGTCGGCATCACCAAAGACCGTCGCAATATGCAAGGCAGCGGTTACAACTTCCGCGGCATTGATGATGTTTACAACACCATTTCGCCTTTGTTGGCAAAACATGGTTTGTGCATTTTGCCCCGCGTGTTGGCGCGTGAATGCATTGAACGCGTCAGCCAAAAAGGTGGCGCGTTGTTTTACATCACTGTTGAAGTTGAATTCGATTTTGTATCTGCTGAAGATGGCTCTAAACACACCGTCAAAACGTTTGGTGAAGCAATGGACAGCGGCGACAAAGCCACCAACAAAGCAATGTCAGCCGCTTATAAATACGCCGCATTCCAGGCGTTCAGCATTCCAACTGAAGCGGACAACGATGCCGACGCGCACACGCATTCTGTGGCCGCTGTGCCTGACATCACCGACCACCTGGCTGCAATTGATGCAAGCGCCAGCAGCGACGAATTGGCAGCCGTTTACAAAACAGCGTTTGAGGCTTGCCAGGGCAACCAAGCATTGCAAGCCAAAGTAATGGCAGCCAAAAAAGCCCGCGTGGCCCGTGCCAAAAAAGAACAATCAACCAAAGGAAATGAAAATGTCTGACGAAATCGAACAACGCACCGACGAATGGTTTGCCGCCCGCCTGGGCAAGGTCACCGCGTCCAAGGTGGCCGACGTGATGGCCCGCACAAAGTCGGGTTACAGCGCCAGCCGCGAAAACTACATGGCCCAACTGGTGGTCGAACAAATCACCGGCACACGCCAGGAATCGTTCAGCAACAGCGCCATGCAATGGGGAACCGACCAGGAACCCTTTGCCCGCGGCGCGTATGAGGCAACCAGCGGCAACATGGTGGAGGAAGTGGGGTTTATGAACCACCCGACCATCGCCATGGCTGGCGCGTCACCAGACGGCCTGATTGGCGACGACGGATGCGTGGAAATTAAATGCCCCAACACGGCCACCATGATCGAAACACTGCTCACGGGCGCCGTGCCGCAAAAGTATTTTACGCAAATGCAAATGCAAATGGCCTGTGCTGGCCGTGCCTGGTGCGACTACGTGGTGTTTGATCCACGAATGCCAGCCAAGGCGCAACTGTTCATCAAGCGCGTACCGCGTGACGATGTGTTCATCGCTGACATGGAAGCGGAAATCATCAAGTTCTTGGCCGAAACCGCGGTCAAGGTCGATCAATTGAAAAAAATCATTGGGGAATAAATCATGGCAGCAAAAAAACAACCATCAACTTACACAATTCAAAATTGCAACATTACAAACACCAGCGCGGCAAATGAACACACAAGGGCGGCAGTTGAAGCGATTTCAAAAGCGGCTCAAGCAAATGCTGAAGCAATTTTGGCAATCGCAAATGCTTTAAAAGGTTCACCAGCAACTATCGAAACCGGCATCAAATTGGGAGCATAAATCATGGCAAAACTTATCAACGAAATCACCGTCATCACCGGCACGTACACCAACGCGCAACAGCAGCAAAAGAACCGTTACCAGCGCATCGGGTCGATTATCGAAACAAAGAACGGGCCAATGCTCAAAATCGACGTGATCCCCCTCAAGGAGGGCGGTTGGGACGGCTGGGCATACATCAACGAACCACGCGAACGCGACGACCAGCCGCAGCAGCGCGGGCGCCAGGCGCCGCAAAGCAGCGGGTTTGACGACATGAACGACGACTTGCCAAACTTCTAAGGGGCTGTCATGCAGTTGGATTTTTTTGGTGATGCTGAACACTACCTGGCGCAACTAAAAACCAACTGGCGGGCCACCATTGAAAGCGACGGGGGCCACTGCCCCTGTTGCGACAAGTGGGGCAAGATTTCCCCCTTCACCATCACTGAAACACACGCCCTGGCGCTGTTATGGCTGTCCAAGGCGCCGTGTGACGGTGACGGGTGGGTGGACGTACCGCCAATTGCACCGGCCTGGATGCTGCGGGGCAAAAACTACACGACCATGGCCAAGTGGGGGCTTATCGAACAGGGTGGCCACGATGACACATCAAAGCGGTCGGACGGGTTCTGGCGCGTGACTGCAAAGGGCTTGCACTTTTTATGCGGAACCATTACCGTTCCGAAAAAGGCTTTCATCTACAACAACAAGGTGCAAGGCTGGTCTGACGAATGCGTGTCGTTCAGGGATTGCTTTGGCCGACACTTTGATTATGCTGAAGTCATGTCGGAAAATTTCAACCTAAATGCCATCAAACTTTGAATGCCCACCATGCAACATGAATTGCAACCAGGGGCGCAACTGTCCGAAACGGATTGGGTGTGTCCCTTTTGTTACGCGTC